TAACTTTTTAGCCTCGTTTTTAGTCATCCGTAATACTTCCCAAAATTGCATCAAGTTGTGAACGCTGCGGATTTTGTTTGCCCTTGAAGCTATAGCCAGCATCATGCAGTGGGAAAAGTCCTACCCAGCAGTTATCAACAGACTGGTTTAAAATCTTGATCATAAGCTCGATGTCTCCACCAGATAGATTCTCCAACTTGACTATTGCTCTTTTCAAAGCATTTGCGGTTAGGGGCTTTTTAATCTTTGCTCTCATGGAAACAAAATCGTTAAATGCCTCATTCAGGTATTCATTATCGAAGTATTTTTTTGAAGATACGTTCTTGTTTTTTACGTCCATTAGCTCATTTAAATCATCATACAAAGAGATGATTAGCGAAACTGCATCACCCTCGCCATTAGATGTTAGTAAGCTCACAGCGTTTTTTACTCTAGGCTCATAGCCCTTGCTTTTGATTTGAGTTATCAGCTCTTTTCTTGTCATTTTTACCACCTTCCTTTCTTTCTTTCTTCTGCCGTTTATTCATGGTTCTCCTCTGGTAAGTCAACAAAGCTGTTGACTTCCTGACCTTTTATGTAAAACATTTCCTCACCTCCTGCATCTAACCGTCAAATCGCGCTAGAAAGTCTATGAGCGCCCACACTTCTAAGCAGGTTGACAGCTTTTTCAAAATCTGGAGCGTATCCGCAATCTCTGAGAAGGACTGCGCAATCTGTAAACTGATTATTGATCATCATGCATGTTTCACGATATGCACTCTTCTTTACTTCGCTCTCTGGGTCGTTTATGTATTCTCCAAGCAGGTGCACACCCTTTGCTGAAAGTTCGTCAAGCTTATCAAGCTCGGTTTTCAGCCTGTTTTCTGTCTCTTTGCTCATTTCCCCTCCATACACTAGAATTATTTAAAATGGTTCTTGTTTTTTTATCGTTTACAATCTCTCGTTTTAGAGTCTCAATATACTTCAACTGGTTTTTATTGCACTCATTGACAACCTCATAGTTGCTTTCTAAGGCTCTGATAAGGTGAATTAGTTCTTCTTTTCTCATACCTTTTAGAGTACTGTCTGACAGCGGCTTATGAGCGACTGCAAAGCCACCGCATTCTGAAATATTCAGCATAATTTTTTATATTCTCCTCACTGTCATGCCGTTAGGTCAGCAATTTTTTTAAAGTCCCAGTGTTTTCTTTAACTGGTCACGGTAATTTACAATCATGCTTTTTTGCTGTGTAGGTGTCTATGTTGATTAAGTCAGCAATTAGTTTCGCAACTTCGCTACACTGCTTGTATTCCTCGTTGTAAGCTTCGCCCCATGCCTTATCTAAATCTGTGTTTTCAACATCTGCCTCAACTGCTTTCTCGGCTTCTAGTGTCTTGGCTTCAAGCTCTTCAAGCTTCTTGAGCTTTTCTCGAATTTCCTACACCTCTGTAACTTCTTCTGGCTGTTTAATTGTGAATGCTTTTTGCATGATTAAAGCCTCACTTTTTCTCTCTTTTCGCAGCATCAAAAGGTTGAGATTTTGTTCTTACCATCCAGATAGCATCAAACATTAAATCAAGGATTTCTTCAACACGTTCTTTGCTGCACTTTGATTCACTTAATAGTGTTGTAAATCCCAACTGGTCCACTAGGTACACGTTGCGCACACCAGATTTCACTTGTCTTTTTACAAGCTTCTTTTCATGGTCTGGAACTTTCTTCATCTTGTATGCTGTATGATCAGCTTTCCCTTCAAGCAACTTAACGAGATCGGTTGCAAAAAACCAAGGCTCTCCATTGATTGTCTCCAATCTGAGCGAATCGGTACCGCATGAGTAGGTGATATAATTGCTGTACTTCATTTTCGTTTCCTTTCTATTCTGTGCTTAGTTGATAGTTACTAGGTCTGCGCAAACCCAATTTCCCTCTGCAGGGGTCGAACCTGCAAGCCGTTAGGCTACCGTGAGGGATAGTGTTTTATCTTACTTTACAACTTGAAGTTGCAATCAATCTTAGGGCTTCAATGAGGTGCTTCTGTGTATCAAAATAAGTCGAATAAATTGTAATGTCGCAGTGGTGAAGCCCGTCCCTATAAAAGTAAAAAGCTGTCATTTTTTCATCATAAATAATTGCAACCTTGATTGTTGAATCTCTGAATTTCGAATGAATTTCATAAGCGTCATAAGGGGGAAGACCTTTTTCTATTACTGTAGTTATTCCTGCCTTTGAAAAAGATTTTTGAATCTTCCTAATAAATTTTTCAAGGTTTTTAATCTTCATATCACCTTTTCCTTTTCTTATTCATTATTTTGAGTCTCAAATGCTAGATAGCACATAATTCCGCAATCCTGCATTATTTCATCACTCATTCTTCCTCTGTTCGGGTCCAGTTCGTCAAGGAATACACCATTGATACAACTGTGTCCAATGTCTCGTTCAAGCTTCGCACGTGCTGCGAACACCTCTGGGAAGTCTTCTCTAATCTTATTCCAATAGCCCATGCCACCTTTTACACAGCCAATACAGTTGTTATTATTGTAGCCCATATCGTACATTACAGGGCGCTTTATACCCAAGCGATCAGCAAAAGCATGGCAATCTTGCTTCGACAATCCTCCTTCGATTAGTGGAAAACTATGATCAAATTCTGGAAAATTTGCCACTATGCTCTCTGCTCTATGTGTTTCACTTGCATCCATGCCCCACACATAAGTCAAATGATATTGCAAATGTTCGTTTTCCCACTTCTTTCTAACCGCTTTCTTCAACATTCCTGTACATGGCGCTCCATGAGGAGAACTGATGAATCTGTATTTTCTGACCACATCTTCCACGCAGTTAAACTCGGAAGATTTTAAAATTGTTACTTTCTTTCCAATGATTTTTTCTACATCGTGTATAAATCTCAGACTGTCTGGGTGCTGATCAGCGATATCTATATATATCCATTCGTCAACATCCTTTTCCAAATATCCAGCAACAAAACTAGAGATTCCTGCTGATAACCAGCACACTTTGTATTTTTGCATAACACCACGCTACAAATGCATGTATCGTGGATCATAATTCGTTTGCTATCAATTGCGTGTGCAGCGTTTCCACTGCACACCTTTTCAGCCACGGTGTTTAAATTTTCTGATACGCCACCACAGATCACTGCGCATCAACCCGGTTTACCGGGCATTCGTTATTCCTTTCTTCTTATATCTGTAATCAGTACATCATCTGTGTATATTAAGATACCATCTGTGTCTATCGGGACGCCATTTACGTCTGTCGGCTCAACAAATACTGCGCCATCTGCAACAACAACTTTATTTTTGCAACAGGGGCACATTACGCATTTATTGTAGTAACTTTTGTGTTCACAGGAGACTAGTTTGTTAAAAAACACATCAGCTTCTCCGTAACTTAGATTTGCATTACATTCAGGGCAAGTTATTACGTTTTCTGCTTCAATAATCCTGACCATCTGTCTCCTTTCTCAAGCGCTTTTTCTGGCGGTCAACCTTTGATTCTATTATTCTTTCAACAAAATCTCTGTCACCAAAAATCATAATGATTTGGGTTAACATTATAATAACATCAGCTGTTTCCTCAAGAATATCTGCTCTGGCTTTTGCCAGGTCTGTGTCAGGCGTTGGATTTACATTTCCACCCTCCAGCTGAATTGTCTTGCGGCGATGTTTAAGCAGTGCTTTTATCAGCTCACTCATTTCTTCGATTGCCTGGTCAATTTGTTTATCTGCTCCGTAAGTATCAATGCATTCCTGTAGTACTTCTGGATATGCAGTTGTTGGCAATCCTGTTGTTTCGTATATTTTTAAGCGTTCTCGGCTTTCTGCCATTCCAACAAGTGCCATATAAAAAGCAGCGATAAAACTATCAATATCTTCCTCTGGCTTAAATTGCAAATCGTCATACATTTTGTCACTAAATGCTTCATCGTTCATCGTTGATGCCTCAGAATCGCCGTATGCTTTGTTAAGATTCCGTGCAAGCTCCATAAGTGGAATTTCGCGTTCAAAATCCCTGTACCATACATCACCATCTTTTATAAATACGCAATTGTGCATCAATGCTATGAAGTTTGGCGGATTATCAAAAATTGTTTTAACCATATTTTTACACCTCTCTAGCCTTAATTAGCTTTCCTGCCAAGTCGTAATCGTATCCAGAATTTTCTTCTTTTTTATTCATGTAGTCGCAGAACTCCTGGCATTCTTCTTTTGTTGTGAAGAATGTATGCCACAAGTTTTCTTCTAATTCTTTGAAATCTTTGTTGTGATCCACTATTGCATATGCACTACGACCAACTGTGTCGAAATACCCATCTGCAACTTCTTTGTACCAGCCCGTAATCTTTCCACTAGTATCACTAAGCATATATAGCAGATTTTCTTTCGGCTGATATGTTTTCTTGCGTTCTCCGCATTTGCAATCATCGTATACCACGTTTCCAGATGGTAATGTCACTTTGATTTTTCTGTACTTATCGCACTTGTCGCATTTCTTTTTGTACTGGTAGCTCCAATTTGCTGACCACATAACAGTCTTAAATTGTTCCATTAACGCTTTCAGCCTAGCTCGTGCAGCTTTGGTTCCAGCCTTTTTCATTGCACTTTTGTACTCTGCTTTCTTTCTCTCATAATCTTCCTTTATGGATTCAAAATTCTCCTTGATGCCCTGCAATTTTTTATTTTCCTCACGCAGTTTTTCAAGTTCATCCTTGATCTCCTTTTTCACATGTTCCCGAAGTTTGCTTTTAAGTTCTTCGATTTTCTCGTCAAACTCGCTCGGCTCGAAATAATCTTCATCATCCATGTAATACATATTATCATTCCTTTCGTTTTTGCAAAGCAGCAGTTGATTCAACAACTTCAAATTTGATTGGTAAAAAAGCTGTAAATCTCGATTTCATCCAAGGTTTTTCTTCGGAAGAAAACTTGTCACTATATTTTGAGCAGCATACAATGTTTCCGATGGTATACTTGAAATGGTGTGAATCAAAATAATCCTCATTTTCTGGAGCTTCTTTTAGTACTTTTGTATTGTATGTTTTACAGTTGAGTACACTTAGAAGCACATCACTTGCTACATCGTACATAAATAACAATGTACCGTCGTTAATGTTGCTACTCATTGTATAGTAGTTAAAATCAGCATCATCGTCATAGTACACTTCACTAATGAGGTTTCCGCTTTTTGTCTTTAATTCATAGATTTTATTGCCACTATCTTTTTTAATTATTTCATATATATCCATCTCATACATTGAATCAAATTTGCAATCAGGTAGTCTCTGCTTGATGTATTCAATTGATTTTCCCATTCTCAATGTCCTCCCAATCAATCTTCTGTCCGCAGTCTGAGCAATATGGTGATTTCTTTGCAATACTTATGCCGCTCCATACTGTCTTTCCGCAGCACGGGCATTCCCACACCTCGCACTCGCTTTCTCTCCATGTGTGCGGTTGATCACCTCTGTTTTCATGGACAATAGACTTATGAACCGCTTTAACTGGTGGCTGTGGAATATGCTTCTTCAAACACTCTACTGCTGCTTCGTAAGCAGTTTTTTCTCTTCCAATCCGCAAACTTGTCTGCATATCACAGTTACAAACTCGGTGCTTCATGCATTCCGATTCGTGGTTAAAATAATCAATAGACTCCTTGACGTGTTCGTTGTACTTATTCATCTTTTAAATATTTTCTCCTTTCTTCTTGATCTGGAATGTCAGCAAAACGATATGTAGAAAAAGTATTTGCATCCATTGCTGTCCAACTACTTCTACCCAAACTAAAAACAGTTACAAGATTGCCTTGTGCTGCGGCAAAGTGAGCTTTGATCCAGTGACCATTCATAGAATCTCTTACTAAAATTTTAGTATCTACAGGAACCTTATTCCAATCAATCTTTCCTGGCTCACAAGGACTTTCAGCCCAATGCGTAAAGGCTTCGTCACAAGAATATTTTGTATGAGCGAATTTACAATGCCTGCACTCTTTGTGGCACTCAACTATTTGCTCATTTATCAGAGCCGGATGTATTCCTGTTTTGAATAGAATTTCCATTATTTCTTCTGAATACTTTTCTCTATTTGTCATGCTATCTCCTTATGCGAATTTGAGCTGTTTTGCAATTGCTTCTATTACATTCACAGTGACACCATTTCCTGCTTGCTTATATAACTGACTGTCAGAATTGACAAATGCTGCCTTTTCGAAATATTCATCTGTCCATCCTTGCAGCCTAAAACATTCTTTTGGTGTCAGTTTTCTAATTGCTATGTAGCACTGATATTTTTTGTACCAGACAGCATATATGGTTAATTCATCAGAAATTTTTACAAACATGCCTGGTCTGGTATCAGAAAAAGATTTGAAACACATTCCCTGCTTACTGCGTAGTTTTGGAACTTTACTACGTGGTGCGATTATTTTTAGTTTCATTTGCATGGCCATTAACTTTAAGGTCTTTATAACAGCATTGCCACGTTGATTTTTGCCAAAAAATTTTCTTGAGTCATTAGCGTTAAGACAGTGTGCAATGTTGATTTGGTTCTCTATAACATTGCGTGTCATGCTTACCGGAATGTTTTGAAGCTTTAGGGCAACGCCACTATCGTGCGTAGATGCTTTTAAGCACCTAAAGCAGCCTTCATATACTCCGCGATAGAACTCTGGTGAAACTCCAGTATAAACTCCACCAATAGGGCTTATACTCGTGGCAATTCCATGCCTATCTTGTGAAGTTAAAGTAAACATTGGTTCGCCATTCTCTTTGAAGCGTCTTCCGTTCTGGCGCTTTTCTGCGCGATCTGGAGTGAGAACTGGAATTACAACACCACTTGTCTCGGCTTTGTGGTTTGAAACACCTTTATTGTATCTGGCTTGCAAACATCTTGCTTTTTCTGTTAATTCTACCCCCTGATAACTCAAATCTACAAAGCACGGCAAAGCAACATGGTGTCCTCTTCCGCCTTCCTGTCCTGTATCTAATGCCTCGGTAATTCCTTTTTGATCAAACACTTGTGTGTTTCTTCTGAATCCGTCTCGATGGCCAATTATTGAAATACTATTTTCTCTGTCTGTTCCCTTGATAGGAAATATTTCTGTGGCACTTCGTTCTCTAAGATGTCCGATAATGAAGCACCTTTCTCTGTTTTGTGGAACTCCGAAGTCCTTAGAGTTGAGCACTTGCCATTCTGCATCATACCCCCCCTGCTCCATTTCAATGAGCAATCTGGCGAAATCCCATCCTCCATTAACGCTAAGCAAATTCTTAACGTTCTCAATGAAAAGGTAAGTGGGTCTATTTTCTTCTTCGAGTTGTCCGATAAGGTACATAACTCTGAAAAACAAGCTTGAACGGTTTCCTTGAAATCCAAGCTGTTTTCCTGCAACGGAGATGTCTTGACAATTGTGGACAATTGCTCCGTTTGCAATATAAGATTCATCTTCTTCAACGCTAAGGTTATATACTGTTTCGTATTGATCAGATTCTGTTGGCTGATACAATTTTCTGCAAACATATCTTCCACGATAATATCCTTTAACCGATTTGTTAGAGATTCTAAAAGCGTAGGTGTCTCTTTGTTTACATTCCCTTCCTTCAATAGTGCACTTTGAATCTCTTTTAGTATAATAGACAGCTGGCACAGGTTTTCCCAATCGCTGTGCAATAATGCACATACCAAGAATGACTGCTGCACTGGTTGATGTTGCTTCTTCTTTGTCGTTTCTGCCATCTCCTGACATGTATCCGTTATAAAAGTATTCGGCCTTTTCTCGTGGCAAACACAGTGCTTCTCTTGGTATTCGTTTTCCATATGCATATTCCCCGAATATACCAAGGTATTCGTATAGTTGGTTATTGCACACATGATACTTCCCACAAGTCCTTTCTTCAGTGTAAGTTCCATGTAAGTTTGCTTCTGACAGTCGGTGTTCAAATTCTTCTCGTTTTTTATCACTGACCGCAAACACAATCCTTCCCTCTCGTGGTCTATCTTGTCTGCGAACTCTCCACCCATCAGCAATATAGCGTCCGATAATCCACCAGATCTCTTTGCTGTATTTGTTTGGTTCTTCATCAGGCAACACCATTGTGGAGTAATAGCTATCATTGAGTTCCTTGACTGGTTTGAACTCAATTGGTTCGGATACGCGAGTGACATAATACGGGTGTTCTGCTGTTGTGCCGGTTGGTAAGATGCCAAATCCGTTGATATCCCAGATTCTTGCGTTGTCTCTCTGCATAACTGAGGTAACTGTTTTCCATCTTCCTTTGTGAGTAAGCACTCTATCTCCGACAGATACGTTTTCAATTGGTATATATCCTTTTTCTGTAAGAATATAAGTTCCTCGAACGAAGCAAGGGAATCCGAAGCACCAGCAGTCCGCTTTTGGAATGTCTCCGGCATACACTCTTCTAATGTCATTTGCATACCATTCTCCATTTCTGTATTCCTCCTTCAATATTTCTTTTTGCCGTTGTTTCAGTGGCATTTTGTCCAGGAACTCTCTCTGCTCTTTGGTGAGTAAATGCATGGATGTGTAACTTGCAGTCGCAAACTTGTCGAACTCGCAGAATCCAACGCATTCATGTCCTGCCAATTCCATTCCTCTGCGGAATCCTCCAATTCCTGCAAAAAAATCAATAAATTTCATTTTTACCTCATAATGTTATAAAAGAATCAAAACCCACAAAAGTATCAGTGAGATAATCCACAATGCTCCAAATAATGTTCTAGTCCTTTTGGGGCCTATGTAGTAAGAAAGCATAGCTAAAAGCAGGGTAACACATAAAACACTCTTAATTATCTGCATAATATTCAACTCCTCTCATTCTTTACGTTTTACAAAGGATTTGCATTCTGTATTCAGCAAGCATCCGTAACCACGACCTATGGTATAGCTCGGTATCTCGTATCCATTCTCACAAATACGACAATATTCGCCACATTTATACTTGCTATTTACAGCTTTTTCTGCTTTAAGCTGATCCAGTTTATCTTCAAGATTTACCTTTGCATTTTTAAGTTCTGCGTTCTCCCTGATTAGGCTATCGTATTTATTTTGGCTCATTATTTTGAACATTCGTGCCACCTCACCCCATAATATTTAAAACTATGATTGCTATGTTGCACAGCAGTATAACGATAAGTGCTAAAATATTCACGATTTTAGCAGTTTTTCCATACTTTAACGGAGATTTGTATGCAGCTCTAGCCATTATGATTTGAACTGCAAGAAATACAAACTCAATGCATAAGATAATGTGCTTAATACTCATTTATTGCTCCCTTCTGATACCTTATTATCATTTTCTTGTGCATCCTTGAAGAATGACTCGATATCAAACCACTTATCATTGATTATATTTCCGATAATTTTTAACCTTCTATCTCTAGCTGCTGCGGCTCTTATATATCTTCCCTTTAAATCGCTCAGCTTTGTAACTCCGACTGTATCCATTATTCTGGCAATAGATTCCATTCCCGGACCATAGCCACTAAATTCTTTTGCTCCCAGATAACCGTGTCCGAGACTATATCCGCCAAAAACGCATGCCCAACCTGCACCTTCAACAGCGACATCAAGCGATATACAACCGCAATTTTCCATTGTCAGCTCCGCACCTTTGATTTGCGCGTTTCGGATATTGTAGCCTTCTTCAATAAGCTTATCTTCTGTCCAGATTTTCATGTGTTCTCTCCTTCCAGTTTTTGTCCGCACCAAGGGCAGTACGGATATATTTTTGCTGATGCCGTAAATATCTCTGCCCTCTGGCAGTTCGGGCATACCAACTTTTTATTTCCACAATCATCTACTTTTGATAATAGTTTCATTGGGATTTCTTTCTTATCTTCAATTTTGAAGCATTTCAGTTTTCTGCTAACAATATTGTGATTAAATTCAACTGCTGATTCTTCGTATTTACATACTCCGTACAAAAATGGGATTCCAGCCCATTTTCCGTATTTATCGCACGTTATTATTCCATATGCATTTTCCTTTGGACACCAGACTGGCTGACCGACCATTTGCCGCAGCTCATTTAACGTAAGTGCCTTCATTTCCTCACTTCCTGCATCACTTAGATACTTATTTCAAGGAAGTTAGCTGCTACAGCAGCCAACCCCACAGCACTTCTTACAATTAAATCATGCTTTCATCCTAAGCCATTCAGCTTCTTGATTTTGTTGATACAATCATAATATCCAGCAACATAACCATGGCTGAAATCATCTTTACTTTCATCACGATTGCAGCCCTCTTCTGGCAGCTTGATTGAATCTACCCAATCCAGAATAAATCAGACGTTTGACTCTATTTCGCGCCTCTGGCATACCTTTTAACTGTTCATTGATCTTTCTAAGCAAAACCTGTTCGTTAATCATTACTTCTCCTTTAAAAATTAAAATGAATATATAAAGTTGGCGAATC